TCGAGCTAGTAATCGTATATTGAGCTCTTGGGACTGTCGCTGAAACTGTCATTTGACTCCCATCATGTAAAGTGGACTGATCCTTCGAAGTGGAGAGGTTGAAGGCTTCATCATTGGGCTATATGTCTGGTTATAATCACGTTTCATGCGCTTTTCCCTCCTTCTTAACACTCCAGGATTTAAAAAGTTTTCTATGTTGTAGATAAACATATAATCCAGGATCGTCCTGGTGTACCAGAGGTTTGCATACGGAGCCATGCGGATTGCGTTATTAAATGCTTTTGCAGCTGCATCCTCACCTTTTGCTAAAGCTGATAACCAAGTGAACCAATCTTGAACCAGATCTCCGGTCGGGCCTCCAACGACATCCATCACTCCTTTGCCATAACCCTGGAAATCATTAAAAATGTAATCTCCCATGATTCCACCGGCTCCGCTAAAGACGAAAGCACCAGCCCAGGTTCGTGGATCGTCGGTTGGTTTGAGCTCCTTTCCTTTTAGTAAATCCTTTGCTGACATCGACACATACCCGATCATTGTCATGGCTGCAAGGTTTCCAATCGTATAAAGCGTTCCTTGTTGTGCATACCGAGGTCCGAGCTTACGGAGGTAAGTAATTGGAAAGGATCTAAACTGCACCAGGGCTTCAAAAAAACTTCTTGTGAAGGTTCCTCTTTGGGATCCTTGAAGCATGAAAGCTCGATCCGCAGCACCTGGTTCCGGGATCGCAGTACGCCCCTCCTGGACGAAAAAGTTTCTCATCTTCATGCTGAGATCACGCATTGCCTTGCGATCTCCAAGTCCCATCTCCGGAGATTCCGCTGCATTCTCCAAAATATCCGGTGTGAAATACTGCTTTCGATTAAGGTCTAACTCTTGTGTGGGTGTGGTATCTGGTAATAGGGTTCCGTTTTCATCGATCGTCTTGACTCCCAGGCCACGCATGATCTCCCAATCGGATTCACCGATGTTGTATTGCTGGAGAACACGCCTGAGATTTGGCCTTAAATCGTTGAATGCGTTTGTCAAATTTCTGGCAATATTCCCAGACATTACAAACTGAGCAGCTGCCCGGTTGTTGTAAGTCCAGCCAGCAAGCAGATTTAATTTAAAAAACTGATCCTGCATTTTTGAAATAAACCCTGCTTTCGGATTATCCAGGGCATACCTGGAGTGAAATCCTCCAAGGATCATGTCGTTATATTCTGCCAGCTGATATAAAACTTCCGTTCGCTCATCCGGAGAAAGTTTCTTAGAAAAATTCTCAAAATGATCATGGATCCCTTTAAGGTAATCGATCCCGTGGTAACGATAAGTCTGAACGGATGTGGAGAG